TGGATTACGTATTCTTATGAGTCCCCGGAAACCCTTGTGATATATGGCTTTCCCGAGGTCGTAACGCCTCAGAAAGTGACCTTCAGCGGTACAGAAAACCTCACGTAGAGAGGTCATTCTCAATACGGCCGGATATCGGCAGATACGACCAAGATTCGTCACGGTATGTGCGTGTATCGCTGAGTACGCTACTATTTGACCGCATGAAGCTCCCCGCCACCGTTGAGGCCCTGGTACGACTTCGTGACCAAGTCAACGCCGCCCTCGCCGAGGCCGGTTACGAGCTCGACGAGCGTGCCGAGCTCGTTCGGGTTCGTGAGTCCATGTGGGTTCACCTCGACGCAGAGACGGCGGTCGGCACTCAGAAGCTGGGCGTCGGTGCGATCGCTGGGCAGCTCGTTAAGACCATCCAGGCCATCGCCCAGCTAGACCGAGCGAGCACGGCCGAAACCGTGAAGGAGCCGACACTTGCAGACGCTCTCGCCGCTGCTCGGAAGTCAAGAACCGAGCGCCAAGCACAGTCCAGTCGACGCAGTTCGTAACCCGCTCACCGACGCCGCACTCGACCTCGTCGAGATGTGCGGGCTCCATCTCTTTGACTGGCAGCTCGACGTTCTCGTCGACTCGATCAAGGTCCGAGCGAGCGACCCGACCAAGTTCGCCGCCACCGAGACGGGCCTCGTCGTGGCCCGTCAGAACGGGAAGGGCTCGATCCTTGAGGCGCGCCAGCTCATCGGCCTCTTTGTCTTGAACGAGCCGTTGCAGATCCACACGGCGCACGAGTACAAAACCGCCATGGAGCACTTCCTGCGTATCAAGTCGCTTGTCGAGGGGTCTCGCATGTTGATGAAGGACGTCAAGATCATTCGAACGGGTGCGGGCGACCAGGGGATCATGCTCAGGAACGGATCACGCCTCAAGTTTCTCGCTCGCAACGGAACGAGCGGTCGCGGGTTCAGCTCCGACACGCTTTACCTCGACGAGTCGTTCGTTCTGTCGAACGTGACTATGGGTGCCGTTCTGCCGACCATGATGGCCCGAGAGAATCCGTCGATCTGGTACACCTCGTCGGCACCGCACAAGGATTCTCCCGTTCTCCGAAAGGTGATGAACCGAGGCCGGGCCCACGAGGGCGGCCGCTTGCTGTATTACGAATGGGGCAACGACGCCGACGTCACGCCGTCGGACCGCTCGTCGTGGTGCCGGGCCAACCCGTCTCTCGGCCTCATCATCGACCCCGACCTCATCGAGATGGCGTTCGCCACGCTCGACCCCGCCGAGTTCGCAAGAGAGCACCTCGGTGTCCCCGAGGACGAGGGCGTTCAGGCTGACGTTCCGATCCCTCTCGACGTGTGGGAGACTCTGACCGATGGTAAATCGATGGCGGTCGACGAGGGTGTCCGCCTGGCGCTCGACGTCTCACCTGATCGGCAGTGGTCGACGTTCGGTATCTCTGGTCACCGCAGCGATGGCCTCCGCCATGTTGCGGTCAGAGATCGCCGCCCTGGAACGGACTGGGTACTCGCCCGTGCGCGTGAGCTCGCTGAGGGTCACAAGACGTCCATCATTATTGTGGCGGGTAGTCCGGCCGGTGCGTTCATCGACTCATTCGCTGCCGCCGTGCCACCGATCCCGGTTGACGTCATGTCGACGGCCGACTACACGGCCGCCACCGGTCGGTTCATCGACGCTACACGCGGGGAGGCACCGCAGCTCCGGCACCGAGGAGATCCGAATATCCGGTTGGCGTTGGCCGCTGTGAAGCTCAAGAATCACAGCGACGGCGGGCAGTACTGGAGCCGAAGGTCGAGCGAGATCGATATAACACCTTTGACGACGTCCACTATGGCACACGGCCGTCTTGATACCCTAAGTGAAGCCACCGAGTACCTCGGCGGCGTGACGTCGCTGGACGACTGGCTGGAGGATGACGAATGACCGGAGCACTGTTGCAGGCCCTCGGCCTGATCGGTCTGCCCGTGAGTGGGTTCCTAGTCGCCGATGTCGGCGGCGGGATGATCGGACTATCACTGGCACTGGTGTACGCCGGTCTTGCGATGGAGACGCGCTGATGCTGGGCCTACGCAGAACCGATCAACCCGAAGAGAGGAGCACGACCTGGTCGTGGTTCACCGACGGATCCGACGACGTTGCGTCGGGCATGGCCGTCACGGCGACGACCGCCATGCAGCTCATGGCCGTGCACGGCTCGGTGCGTATGATCTCTGAGTCGATCGCCACGATGCCGATCGACACATACCGGCAGCAGGGCGAGGAGCGCGTAGCTACCGAGCCGCCGCTGTGGCTCTATCGTCCGTCGAACGATCTCGATTGGTTGTCGTTTGTTTCGCAGGTGCTGACCGCTCTGCTTCTCTACGGCAACAGCTACATCGCTTTGACGTTCGATTCTGATGGGCGCTTACGTGAGCTCATTCCGATCGCCGACGAGAAGGTGGCCGTCACCGCCGAGGGTAGGCGCAAGGTCATTCGCGTTGAGGGCCGGGTCCGCACCAACGTTCTCCACATAGCAGGCATGATGCTCCCCGGTGAGCTCGTCGGCCTCTCGCCGATCGAGCACGCCCGCCAGACGATCGGCCTCGGCCTCGCCGCCATGGAGTTCGGATCGAACTTCTTCAACGCCGACGGCAACATGCCGGGCGTCATCGAGCTCCCACGCATCGCACAGCCCGCCACGAAGCGCGCCATGGCGATGCAGTGGAAGAAGATGCGATCGCGATCAGGCAAGGGCATGCCCGGCGTCATCGACGACGGCGGTACGTGGAAACAGACCGGCGTTAACTCCGAGCAGATGCAGTTCCTCCAGACGCGCAAGTACTCGGCCGCCGAGATCGCTGGTCAGTTGTTCCTGCTGGATCCGACCGACCTCGGCATCCCGATCGATGGGTCGTCGATCAGTTACGCCAACCTTGACCAGCGCAACGTGCGCCGGGTCCAGGTCACGTTCATGCCGTGGATCGTGCGTCTTGAGAAGGCGTTCAGTGAGCTCCTTCCGAGGAAGCAGTTCGTAAAGTTCAACGTGAACAGCACGCTGCGCGGCGACACGAAGAGCCGCTACGACGCCTACAAGCTCGGTCTGGAGCAGAAGTTCATCACGGTCGACGAGGTCCGCCAGTTGGAAGAACTTCGCCCGCTGACCCAGGCCGAGAAGGACGAGATGAACCCGCCGCCCGAGGCACCGGCGGATCCCGGGGTCGACCCCAACGAGGGGGCCCCGTGACGGCCGACCCGCACGTCATAGACGTTCGCCACGCTTCTCACGACCAGAAGTCTCACGGTCGCGGCGGCGGCGGCGGCGGCCGAGTGCCGGTCGACGGGCTCACGGGCGAGGGTGCCTACCGGGCAGGATCGGGCGGAGGCAACCCGCTGCTTAGCGAACTGGCCGGTGGGTACGTCAAGTCGGCCGGTTCGATCGAGACGGCGAACCGCCTGTCCGACCGAGAGAAGCAGGCGGTCGCCGACGAGCTGAACGCTCAGCCGTACGGTCGGATCTTTGGCGACCTCGGCGCTACCAACGAGGCATTGGTCAACTTCGGCCTCCCGTCGGCAACCGCCGCCGAGGTCAACGAAGCGGGGCTGCCCGTCGGCGGATCGCTGCCTTCGATTCCGCTCGGCGTGCGTATGCAGATCTCCGACGTTGAGACGCAGATGAACATCCGCCAGAAGAACACACCACCGGTAAACGCGTTCTCGTCACCGGACCAGGTCGACGCCGCCGCCGCCAACCGTGACTCAAAAGAGGCCGTGTTCCAGGCCGTGCGAGAGTTCAAGGGCGAGCGCGAGACGGCCGGGCTCCCGGCCGTCGGCGACGTTAAGTTGCTGTCGGCCCGGCTGGAGGCAGCGACAGGCGTCAGCCCGGCCTCGGCACTGATCTCCAACACCAACAGCGCATGGGCCCTCTCCTCGCAGTCCACTGTGTCGGTCGCCGCTCAGCTTGAGGTCGCAGCGCACCGCGGCGATAAGACGTTCAAGGCCAGCACCCCCAACGGGTCACTGACCGTTCCCGTTTCGATGGGCTGGATCCCCTCGGGCCACCTAAACAGCGCCGCCGCTCTCCGCAACACGTTGCCGACTTCGTTCAGCGCAGTCCGCGAAGCGACGCAGCGCCAGACCGCCAGCGTGATGTCGAAGAGCGGCATCGAGCCGACCGATCTGGTCACGCTGTACCGGGGCTCGGGATCGTCGACCATCTCAAACGTTGGCGGGCAGAACGTGTCGATCAAGACCAACCCGCTCAGCTCGTGGTCAGAGTCGAAGACTGTAGCGGCCTCGTTCGGCGGCAGCACAATCACGATCGACGTCCCGGCGTCACAGATATACGGCGTCTCGACGTGGTCGGGCAACGGCTCAATTATTGAGCGCGAGGTCGTGCTGTACGATAGCCCGACCAACTTCGTCGACTTCGCCGTCACCAACCGCTCGGAGAACGCCGTGACCATCAACATTGACGAGGCCGAGCACGACTGGATCAAGCAGGTGAGGATGCCCGGCACTGAGGACGCCGACATCAGGGGCGCTCACACCCTGGCCGACCCGCACGTCATAGACGTTCGGCACGGTTCTCACAACCAGAAGTCTCACGGCCGCCCGGCCGGGTTCGACGTGTCGCGTGGCGGCAAGGGCAAAGTGCTCAAGGGGCTGGGCCCCGGCGAGTACTTCACCACGCCGGAAATCGACGCAGCGTACGCTTCAGGAAAATCATCAACAGGCGACGTCACTACTCGCCACAGCTATGGGAGGTCCAACGGGATGAGCCGGGAAATAATCAGCATCGGGGTGTCGACCGACTCCGATGGTCAAGACGTCAGTGAGTCCCTCTTCGCTGACGGCTCTGAAGACGTGGACCTGCTGGCGCTTGAGGCGCTCTCCGAGGCCAACGAGTGGCTGGTTCCCGAGCGCAGCGCCGTGCGCCACGGCGGTCACTCTCCGCAGTCTGTTCACGGTCGACGTAAAGGTAGTGCGACGGGCGGCGGCTTCGACTCTCAGGCCGCAAACTCGACGATCGGCGATGACGGGCGACGCACGTACAGCGCCGGGCGCGTATCGGACGTTCACGACCCGTTCGTCAGCGGTCAGATGGCCGGGGTCACACCGAGCGCCAACAAGACCCTCACGATCATGGGCGGGGGATCCGGTGCGGGCAAGGGCACGCTCCTCAGTACCGGCCTCGTCAAGACCGACAACGCCGTCAAGTCTGACAGTGACGAGGCCAAGGCCGCTCTGCCCGAGTACCAGGCCCGCCTGAAGAAGGGCGACACCAGCGCCGCCGCTTACGCTCACGAAGAATCGTCAGACATGGCGTCTCGACTGGTCGCCGAGTCTCTCGCTGCGGGCAACGACACGATCCTTGACGGGACCGGCGACTCGTCGATCGCAAAGATTGAGGCCAAGGTCGCTGCAGGCCGGGCGTCAGGGGCCCGAGTCATCGCCGAGTACGCCACGATCTCAAAGGACGAGGCGTTCAAGCGGGCCACCGATCGGGCCGAGCGAACCGGTCGAAAGGTTCCGGCAGAGAACATCGAGAACACTCACAACTCTGTGAGCGATGTCGTGCCCCAGGCCGTCAAGCTCAAGCTCTTCGACGAGATCCGAGTGTGGGACATGACGTCCACGCCGAGGGTCATCTTCGAACAGAAGAACGGAGTCGACAACGTGATCGATCCTGGGGCGTGGGAGTCGTTCAAGAACAAGGGCAGTCAGCCCTCTATCGTTCCCCGGTCAGACAGCGTAGGTGCCGGTGAGAATGTCGTAAGCGGCCGGATCGGCGATCTCCTTCGAGGGATCAACGATGTACCCAGCGGCGGCGATCTCCGCAACCTGTACGACGAGTCGGTCCCACGAAGCGCCGAGCTCGGCGGACTTCCCCGCAACGGCGGACTCGGACTTGGCGAGTCCTCGCCCGATCTCGGCGGTCATCCTGATGCTGTCGTCGGAGCTAATCATGGTCGAGACGCTATCACGTCGCCCCGAATGAGCGTGCCCTGATCCGCGGGTCTATGCGGATGATGCGACTATGATCCCAACAAAGAGGAGGCACCCCCATGATTGATGTGAACGATCGACGAGCACGAACCGGTGGTCAAGAGATCCGCACTTACACCATCGATGATCTTGAGATGCGTGACGGGGGCGGAGCCATCACGTTTGACGGTGTCGCATCTGTTGTCGGTGTCGGCTACGCCGTGCGCGACAAGTTCGGTGAGTTCGAAGAGGAGATCCACAAGGGGGCGTTCCATCGCACCATTGCTCAGCGGTCCGACGTTCGACTTCTCAAGAACCACGACGCCAGCAACGTGTTCGCTCGGACCAAGTCCGGCACGATGACGTTGTCTGACGACCCGCACCTCCGAGCCCACGCACCGAGTCTCGACCCGTCGAACCCGGCCGTCCAGATTCTCCGCTCCGAGCTGAAGCGTGGCGACATCGACCAGATGTCGATCGGCATGCGAGTGCTCGACGACGAGTGGAACGCCGACATGACGCACCGCACGATCAGAGAGATCTCGCTCGCCGAGGTGTCGATCGTGGCGTTCCCGGCGAGTCCGACGACTAGCGCTACGGTCCGATCGCTCGACACGTTCATGACCGAGATGCTCGCCAATGATGTCGACCCCGACGAACTACGCCGGGCGATCGACGGCCTGACCCGGTCACCATCGGCCGTTGACGAGCTCATGCGTCAGCACATGATGAGGCGCAACTAGACCTACCCGTCGGACTCGGAACAGGGACTCGGAGCCGCCCAGCGGCCACCACGACCGTCACCACGTCGACAATCCATGCAATTCAACTTCAAGTTCCGAGGAGGAACAACTCATGAACATTCTGGAACGGGCGCAAGCCCTCAACGCAACCCGCAACACCGTGTGGACCGAAGCCCAAGGCTTTCTTTCTGACCTCCCCAAGGGTGAGGAAATGTCGATGGAGCAGCGGACCCAGTGGGACCGCTACAACGCACGCATCGACAGCCTCGGCTCAGAGCGCGACGAACTGATCGAGCGGGCCCGCATCGATGGCGAGAACGAGGGCATCCGAAACGCCCAAGAGATCGCATTCGGTGCCGACGTCGACCCCGACGCAGCACGCTCCGACGCCAACGTCGAGATCCGCTCCTTCCTTCGTGGCGAGAAGCGCTTCGATACGCACGACGATGACGGCAAGCCCGTCAACGCCATTCGTGCCGACGTCATGGCCGTTGCCCGTGAGCGCGATCTTCTCCGCATGGGCGCAAGCCCGTCCGAGATCAGGGCCCTCGCATGGGACACCGGCTCGGTCGCTTCAGCGGTCCCGACCGTCATGGCGCGTTCGCTGTACGAGATCCTGGAGGCGAACATCGCAGCGCTGCGTATGCCGACCACTCGGATCACGTCCGGCTCCGGCGAGCCGATGACCTTCCCGAAGGTCACGGCGCACTCCATCGCCACGCAGGTATCCAGTCAGGGCGTCGCCTTCGCTGGAACCGACCCGACGTTCAACCTGCTCAGCTTGACCCCCAACAAGTACGGTGAACTGGTCAAGCTTGCTAACGAGGTCGTCAGCGACACGGGAGTCGACATTGTCGGCTTCGTGTCACGCGACATCGGACGCGCTGTCGGCCGCCAGATCAACACCGCCATCATGACGGACCTCATCGGGAGCGCCTTCACGGGTGCCGCCGGTACGGCCGCTACCGGTGGATCGCTCGTTGGTCCGACGTTCAGCAACCTGGTTGACCTGGAATACTCGATCAACGACGCCTATCGCAGCTCAAGCTCGGCAGGTTGGTTGATGAAGGACAGCACCGCTGGTGCGGTACGCAAGCTGCGTGACGGTGCCGGTGGCACCGAGGGCGCACCGCTGTGGCAGCCGTCCCTCCAGGGCGGCATCGCTGGCCTCCGCACGCCGGACACGTTGTTCGGCTACCCGGTGTTCACCGACCCGAACATTGCAGCGTTGGCGTCCAACTCCAAGTCCATCTTCTTCGGCGACTGGGCGGGCTACTACGTCCGCACGGTCGGCAGCCTGATGATCGAGCGCAACGACTCGGTCTTCTTCGCTACCGACGAGGTCGGCTTCAGAGGAAAGTGGCGCTCGGCATCGGGCGCTCAAGACCTCACGGCGATCAACGTCATGAAGTCAAGCGTGAGCTGAGAATCTCCCCGCTGTCGACAGCGGGGGGCCATTCACCCGGCAAGGTGAAGCAAGCGGGGCGTCCCTTCAGCGGGGATGCCCCGTTTCGCGTCACGGGTGTGTATTGTGGTGCTCTAACACCCACCCATCTTGCCGAGGAGAAACGCATGCCAAGCTACTTAATCGATGTCGACCAGTTCGACCATCTCGCACTGGATCTTGCCCGACGGAATGATCCCGAGGTCGTCGTGGCCGTGTTCAAGTCCGGCGGCCGCTACGAGGTTCTGACGGTTCCCAGCGCTGTTGAGTACGACATGCGTGACGCATCATGAAGTTCTTGATCCATTCAAACAGTCCGACCGTGAGCACCGGCTACGGCGTGCAGTGCAGGCATCTCGCCGACCTTCTCGCTGACGCCGGTCACGAAGTCGCCGTCGGGTCGACCTACGGCCAGCAGGGCGAGGTCGGCCAGTGGACGTCCCCGAGGGGCCACAAGATCCGCATCTACCCGTCCGGCTACTTCACCAACAGCCCCGACGTGATCTCGCAGAACGCTATGCACTTCTTTGAGGGCGACCCACAGGGTGGTGTGATCATTCCGCTTCTCGACGTGTGGGTGCTCAGCAAGAACCGAGAGCTGGCCGACTTTCGAGTTGCTGCGTGGGCCCCGGTCGACCACTACCCGGTCCCGAAGCAGGTGCTGGAGTTCTTCCACACCACCGGCGCTATCCCGATCGCCATGTCGAAGTTCGGCGAGGCGGGCCTACGTCAGGCCGGGCTCGACCCGCTGTACGTTCCACTTTCCGTCGACACCGACGTGTTTAAGCCCACGCCGATCGTGACCACCGGCGACGGAACGTCCGTCACCGGTCACACACTGTTCGACGTCCCCTCGGACGCCTACGTGGTGGGCATGGTCGCCATGAACAAAGACCCACAGGACCGCAAGGGGTTCAACGAAGCGTTCCGAGCGTTCGGGCAGTTCTGGAAGGGCCACAACGAGGCCGTGCTGCTGGTGCACTCCGACAAGCTGGGAGCCGCCGGTGGACTTGATCTGGTCGAGCTCGCCACGCACTGCGGGATCCCGAACCACGCCCTGATCTGGACCGACCAGTACGCCTACCGTCTCGGGCTCCCCGACGAGATGATGGCGGCGCTGTACTCGACGATGGACGTGCTGCTGGCACCTAGTCACGGCGAGGGGTTCGGCGTGCCGCTGATAGAGGCTCAGGCGTGCGGGGTTCCCGTGATCGTGTCCGACTTCAGCTCGCAGTCCGAGCTGGTCGGTTCGGGGCACCTCGTAGACGGACAGCTCATCTGGGACCAGTCGCAGTCGTCCAGTTACATCATGCCGTACACGGTCAACGTGCTGGAGGCCCTGGAGGGCGCTTACAAGCTGTCGGCCGAGGGCGCTGCCGTCGACCATCGCCGGTTCGCCATGGGCTACGACTACCGCACCGTGTTCGCCGAGAACTGGGTGCCCGTGCTCAACGAGCTGTGCCCACCTCCGCCGCCGCTCAAGCCGAAGATGATCGACGTCGACGTCATCGTCCCCGCAATGCGTGAAGGTAACTCCAAGCGGTTCTTCGACTCGCTCGGGTCTACCTTCAAGGTGCACCAGGGGTCGATCGACAAGACCTACGCCCAGAACGTCAACGAGCTGGTGAGCCGTTCAGATAGCGACTGGGTACTCATCGTCGGCGACGACGTGGAGTTCACGCCGGGCTGGTTCGAAGCCGCCGCCGCCGTGTCTGAAGAGTGCGACATCATCGGGACCAACGACTCGGAGCCCGGCCGTGTCCGCAACCCCGACGTCGCTGCCGGTCGTCACGCTGACCACTTCTTCGTTCGTCGTGACTACATCAACGATGTGGGCAGCTCGCTCGACGGGCCGGGCGTCACGATGCCCGAGTGCTACCGGCACTGGTTCGTTGACAAAGAGGTGATCGGCCTGGCCAAGGCCCGAGGCGTCTTCAAGTTCGTCGAAGACTGCCGCATCATCCACCACCACCCAGGATACGACGGCGACGAGTCCGCCCGACAGGCCGACACGCTGTACACGCGAGCGGTCAGCCACAGCGAGTCCGACGAGGCCACGTTCATGCAACGGGCCCCGCTCATCGCCATGCACAAGGCGGGGCGATGACCCGCCCACTTCCCGAGGGTGCGCCGACCCGGTGCATCTGGTGCCCGAACGAGTACCCGTTCCGCAGCAGTAAGAAATACTGCAGCCGGGAGTGCCAGGTTCACGGCTACAACGAGCTCAAGATATTCAGGAAATGGAACGTCCGATGATCATCGACAGCTTTATGTTTTTCAATGAGTTTGACGTTCTTGAGATGCGCCTCATGGAGCTCTACGACGTCGTCGATCACTTCATTATTGTTGAGGCCGACGTCGACCACCAGGACCACCCCAAGCCGTACCACCTCTCCGAGTACCTCGCTCAGGGCGGCGAAAGGTTCGACCGGTGGGTCGACAAGCTAACTATCGTGCGGGCCACCGGCCTCCCCACGGCCGCCGACGCCCCCGACTCATGGGAGCGAGAGCACGCCCAGCGCGAGTTCATCGCTGCGGGTCTGGCCGACATTAACGCCGCCGCCACTGACACCCTGATGCAGTCCGACGTCGACGAGATCCCGAGGGCGATCGTCGTGCGTAACTTGAGGCCGGGCGGTCGTCTGATCGTTATCGGCATGCGTGGCCACTTCTGGGCGGTCGACTGGTTCTATCCGATCAAGTGGTGCGGGACCGTCGTCGGCACGGTGTCGGCGGTTATGGCGGGGCACCCCAGGATGCCGTTCACGCACATGCGTGACGTACGAACCTCGGCACACTGCCCGATCACCGACGGCGGGTGGCACTTCAGCTGGCTCGGCGGGCCCGAGCGGGCGGCCGAGAAGCTCGGCGCTTTCTGCCACCCCGAGGTGGCCGACAGGATCTCGGCGGGCATCTCCGACGGACTCTCGTTCTGGCGCGACGGGGTTCACAGCGACGGCGTCAAGATGGAGCCGGTCGACATCGACGCCGGTTGGCCCGAGTTCATCACGGCGGGGCACTGTCCTGACACGTGGTTCCGCCCGAGAAAGGCGACGTCATGAAAGACCTGCTGTCTCAGTACCGTCAAGTGATCGGCGAGCCGTCAGACATTCAGGGCCACCTCGCCTCGTTCGTCGAGATGGTGCTGCACACCGACGCCAAGGTCGTGATCGAGCTCGGAACCCGCACCGGAGTGTCGACCATAGCGTGGCTCCACGGGCTCTCTCAGACGGGCGGGGGCCTCTGGTCGGTTGACATTGACGAGGTGCCCCCAATCGGCGAGCACCCGAACTGGACTTTCATTCAGGGCGACGACCTTGACCCGGTCATCGTTGCCCAGTTGCCGAGGCCCGCCGACATCGTGTTCATTGATACGAGCCACCTCTACGATCAGACCGTCGCCGAGATCGAGCTGTATCAGCACCTCGTCAGGCCGGGAGGACTCATGGTGTTCCACGACACAGAGCTCGCTCGACCCGAGGGCGCACCGGCGCGCCCGATGTACCCGGTGAGGGTGGCCGTTCAGGAGTACGCTGCAGCAGAAGGTCGGCAGTGGCATAACGCTACGCACTGCAACGGACTCGGTATCATCCAGATGTAGAGGAGTGCGACGTGTCAATCACAAACGGGTACATAACGCTGGCAACACTGAAGGCCGAGCTCCAGATAGACGACGGCCTTGACGACGTTCGACTTGAGCTCTCCGTCTCCTCTGCGTCACGCCAGATCGACGCACACTGCGGCCGGGTGTTCTGGTCCGAGTCCGAGCTGGCAACCCGCTTCTACAACGTTGCCGAGCCGATGGTCGCCGACGTGCTTGACATCGCTTTGCGAACCGGCCTCGTTGTCTCCATTGACGAAGACGACGACGGAGGGTTCTCAACCACCCTCACCGAGACGATCGACTTCATTCTTGAGCCTCTCAACGCCGAGTACCTCACGCCAAGACAGCCGTGGGACCGCATCACCCTGGTCGACAACTACCGTTACCCGATGAAGCGCCGACCAGGGCTCCGAGTGACGGCGGTTCACGGTTACCCGGCCGTCCCCGACGCCGTATCCTCGGCGTGTCTGATCCAGGCCAAGAACATCTACAAGGTCACAGGTTCGGGCGTGTTCGGATCGATGCAGATCAGTGTCGACGGGATCCCGATGCGGATCCCGGCGCTCGACTACGTGGCCATCGGCCTACTTGAGCCGTTCAGAAAGATGGAAGTATGACAACCATTGCCGAGGCACGAGACTCGCTCGCCGGGGCCATCACCACGGGGGCCGGGCTCCGAGCGATCCCGTACCTGTCGAGTACGATCGCCCACCCGTGCGCCCACGTCCGTCTGGGGGCGTACGACCCTCGCATGGTCCTCGGAAAGTCCAGGGCGGAGTACCAGTTCAGCGTCTCTGTGTTTGTCGGTGTCGCCTCGGAGAGGTCTGCTCAGGCCCGCTGTGACGTGCTCCGAGAGCCGTCCGGTTCCGGTTCACTTGTGGCGGCTATCGAGGATGGCGCACTCTGGGCAGCTAACGTGGACTACGCTCAGGTCATCCTCGTCGGGGAACCGACCGAGGTCGTCATCGCAGAGGAAACACTCATGATGTTTGAGGTCGACGTGGAGGTCGTGTTCTAATGGCAACAACGCCCGGTTACAAGTCCAGAATCCTGGCAGGTTCGCTGAACCTTTCTGCCCAGGTACGCACGGCGTCACTCAACTCGGCAACCGAGCTGATCGACGTCACCGTGCTGTCCGACACTCACAAGACGTTCCTCATCGGGCCCGAGTCGGGGGCGTTCAGCGCATCGGGGCCCCTTGATGTGCTGTCTTCTACCAACGAGCCGTTCGACGTGTACGCATCTTGGCGTTCAGACTCGGCCCCGATCACGTTCATGATCGAGGGGTCAGACATCGGCAGCGGTGCGTGGCTCATCGAGGGCGTGCAGTCCTCGTTCGATACGACGGCACAGCAGGGCGGGACCGCCGACTACTCGATCAGTTCTGAGAGCACGGGACGTGTGGGGTTCGGCTTCAGCGCCGGGCACGACACGCTGACCACTACCACGACGTCGGCCAACGTAGACCTCGGAGCGGCCGGTACTGTCGGCGCACTGGTGCACCTACACGTCACCTCGCTCACCGGTATCACGTCCGACACAGTTCTCGTCGAGCACTCTGCTGACGGGTCAACGGCCTGGACCACTTTGGCGTCGTTCACGGCCGCCACCGGCGTGACGTCGCAGCGCATCGAGTTCAGTGGTAGCACCAAGCGGTACGTACGTGTCACCGACACGATCGTCGGCACGGGCAGCACTGTCCGCGGCGTTTCGGTCGCAAAGCTCTAACCTCTACATCAGAAATCAACAAGGAGAAACAACATGGCATTCAGTCCCGGCTACAAGGGCGACTTCCGGCTGGACAATGCCGCTGGATCGCTCACCAACCTTCAGCCCTACATCGACACGGTTAGCGTCTCGCAGCCGACCGAGACTATCGACGTTTCGGTGCTCGGAACGGTCAGCAAGGCGTTCATCGCTGGCATGCAGGACGGATCGATCTCGATCAGCGGTCCGTACGACCCGACTCTCGCTACCCACCTGACCAACCTGAAAGCCGCCCAAGCTGCTGGCACGGCCGGGTTCTCGTTCCAGTGGGGCCCCGGCGGATCCGTCGTCGGTCAGGCCAAGGTGACCGGCGAAGCGTTGCTCACGTCATTCGACCTGAGCACCGGCGTCAGTGGGCGCTCCGAGTACAGCGCTTCACTTCAGATCACTGGTGCTGTAACCAACGCATCGTTCTGATGTAGATCGTGCCTAAAGCCTCGCTCAGCGGGCCCTCCATTCCCGATCTCATGGGTCGTCTGGGCGGGGCTATTAAGGCCGGATCAACGGAGACCATGCACAAGGCCGCCGCTGAGGCCAAGAAGATACACACGAAGCAATTGGCCAAGGCCATCGGTCCTGATCTCCGCATGTCTAACGTCGGTAGGAAGGGCGCTCGCCTATCCATCTACTACAAGGTCGATACGAGGGGCGAAGTAGCCTCGGCGACCGTAGCTATTCGCGGCCCGGCGCATCTCATCGAACGACCGACCAAGCCGCACGGGATCTACCCCAAGGGCAGCCGGGGCGTCAGTCGCCGAAAGACCGAACGCAAGCTAGTCGGGCCCGTCGTTGTCAACACGAAGACCGGCAAGTCGAACCTGATCATGCCGCCCGCCCGCGGGTATCGGCGCTCGGCCATGCACCCCGGCACCAAGGGCGAGTACCCGTTCGCACTCGGACAGAAGGCGGCCGAGGGCGCTGTGCTGCGAATAGTTAGAGGCAACATCTTCGCAGTCATCAAGAGCGGGGCGGGCGTTCGAATGCAGTATGTTGGTAAGTCATGACACACACAGACAATAAGACCTGGACCATTACTTGGAAGGGCAAGACCTACAGCGAGGCCGACATCACGGGCGGCCACTTCGCCATCCTTGTGATGCTCACTGGTCGCGACGACATCTCGATGATCGACCTTGATCCGCTCGTTTACGACGAGTCGGGGGCCGTGTCCGATGTTCACGGCATGGTACTCATGCTGCTGATCCAGATGTTCCTGTCCGCCGACCTCGCCGAGGCGGCCGACACGGGCACCGGTGAGGACGTCGACGAAGTGACTCGGGCGGTAGCAACGTGCATCGCCCAGGCCGTCAACGAGGTTCGCAGCGCATCAATGGCTGATGTAATCCTGCCAGCGCTCAGCTTCGGGGAGTAACCTCCCCCAAGAGGCTGTTGCATTTGCAATGACCTGGCCGACCGTAGAGGAGCCTGCCCGTGGCAACGATTAGTGAACGCCTTCAGTATCTGCTGAGGCTCGACGCCGCTCAGGCCATCAAGGCCGTCGACCAGTTCGGCAAGCAGGCTGGGGACGCTATCGACGGGAGCAGTGGCAAGCTCGATCGTCTCGGCGGCAACATGATGAAGTTCGGCGCTGGCGCTATGGCCACCGCTGGTGTCGCTGGTAAGGCGCTCTGGTCGATCGGTGCCGGTGCCAGCGACTTGAACGAGTCGATCAACGCTGTCGAGAAGACGTTCGGCGACGCCGCCGAGGGTGTACTCGCTCTGGGCGAGAACGCCGCTAAGTCGATCGGTCTGAGCCGCACCGAGTTCGCTCAGCTCGCTACCGGGTTCGCCAGCTTCGCAAGCACCGTGGCGGGCGAGGGTGGAGACGTTGTCGCCACCGTCCAGGAGATGACGACCCGCGCCGCCGACTTCGCCTCGGTCCTGAACATGGACGTCAGTCGGGCCGTGGGTCTGTTCCAGACCTCACTCGCCGGTGAGGCCGAGGCCATGCGCCGGTTCGGCATCGACGTCTCGGCCGTCACTGTCGAGCAGTACGCACTGGCGAACGGTCTGGCCGCTTCAAAGAGTGAGCTGACCGAGTCCATCAAGGTGCAGGCCCGGTACGGCGTCATCATGGCGGCCACAGAGAGCATGGCCGGTGACTTCGCCGACACCTCCGACGATCTCGCCAACAGTCAGCGGATACTCGCTGCGGACATGAAGAACCTGAAGGACAACGTCGGTGCGGGACTTCTCCCGGCGATGAAGTTCCTGGTGACAACAGCGGGCGACGCCACCAACGCCTTCAGCAACATGAGCCCCGAGTTCCAGAAGCTCATCGGCGGAGCGGCGGGTGCCACGGTCGGGATCCTGGCGGTCGGCGGCGCTGCGTCGTTCATAATCGGGTCGCTCATCAAGATGCGGACGAACCTCAAGTTGGCGCAAGCCGCCATGGTGACCTTCTCGAGGGCGCACCCACTTCTGCTGGCCGCAACGGTGGCCGTTGCGGCGGCCACGGCCATCGCCTCCGCTGCGTGGTTCAATCACAGCAAGAAGCAGAAGGACGCTCAGGACAAGGTCGAGAGCCTAACGACGGCCATTCAGGCCAACATCACCGAGCTGAAAGAGCAGGCAGATCTCCTCGGTCTGATAGAGGGCGGGGCGGTGGCCGCCGTTACCGGCATCGATCTGATGATCGAGTCGGTGATTGAGTCCGACAAGTGGACCGACGAGATGAGCGAGGGGCTCCTCTTCCTCCACACAAACATGGAGCGGATGACCCCCGTGTTCGTCGGGGGTCAGGAGGCCCTCGACGGCTACACCCGCAAGCAACTCATGGCGGCCGGTGCGTCAGAAGAGATGTCCGATGCGCTGATCGCTAACAGCCTCGCCAGCGGGCGCGCATTCTCCGGCTCGAACGCATTGATGAGTGCGGCGCAAGTATTCATCAACACCAACGGCGACTTGATCGATTCGCTGAATGCCACGAATAACATCTTCGACCTCTACAACGTGGCGGCCGTCGACGCTGCCCGAGCATCCCTCATCGATACAGCGGCCAGGCGAGAAGGCGGGGCGGCGGCGGTCAGCCACGCCGAGGACGTTGCCGGTGTCAGCGTGGAGATGGCGAACAACGTCGAGATCGCTGAGATGCTGATCGTCGTTGAGGCGGCACTAGCGCAGGGCATCATTAACTCCAAGACTGCAGTCCAGTCGCTGTCGACGGCGAACGAGGAGCTCGCCAAGTCTGGCGGCCTTGTCGCCGAGTCGTCCGAGGCCATCGAAGCGGCCAAGGAGGCCGAGAAGGAGGCGCTGGAGGGCATACAGGGGCCCCTGCAGGATGTCGTCGACAAGTACGACGAGATGGTCAGTGCGGCCAACGATGCGTACGACGAGACGGTAAACGCCGCTCAGGAATGGAGGGACGGCATAAACGACTCGTTTCAGGCGGGTGCTGAGTCGTTCGACACGTTCCAGGTCAGCGCCGATTCGACGGCCAAGGACTACATAGCGTCACTCGATAGCACCATCTGGGGCCTCACAGCGTGGCAGGGGAACCTAGATACGATCGGCGACGCTACGAGCGCCGACTTCGCTGCACACCTCGCCACTATGGGTGTTGAGGGTCAGAACCTGATCACTGGCCTGGCCGACCCCCAGAACGCCGCCGAGCTACAGACGGCCTTCGATAAGTGGGTTGAGTCTGGTTCCCTGGCAGCGAAGAACATGGCGGTCGGCTTTGACAAAGAAGCAGAGATCGCAGCGTTCGCAGCGAAGCTGGCAGAGGAAAAGCGTCTAACGGCTATTCGTGAAGCGAAGACCGCCGCCTACGACGAGTCCGTAGATATCGGCCTGCACATGATGTCAGGCACAGAGGACGGCATCACCGACAACTCGTTCAAGCTCTCCAACGCAATGACCGCTGCAATCAACGCCGCCATCGCCGCCGGTGTTCTCGCCGCCGAGAACGCATCGCCGTCCAAGAAGACCAAGCGAGAGATCGGCAAGCCGATGATCGAGGGCGTCGCCGTCGGCGTCACTGAAGGGGCCCCGGCCGTGGCAAGCGCAATGTCCGACGCCGTCGACGATGCCGCAGAGGCCGGGGCAGAGAGCAGTCTCGTGTTCCGCGAGGAGGTCGGGGCCCCGATCATCATCGGTGTAGAGGAGGGCATCGCCGAGGAGGCCCCGAGGGTCAGCGATGCCCTTGTTCAGGCGATCGAGAACGCCGAGTCCGAAGCCGTCAAGGCCGCCAAAGATCTCTCCGATGCCGTACTCGATGAGTTTGAGGCGCTCGTCAAGGCCGCTGATGATGCGCTGAGCGGCATCTTCGACGGCATCAACAGGGCCGACAAGGTAGAGGGGCTCGTAGAGTCGGTATCGGACGCTGAGCGCAGCCTCGCCGAGGCCCAGGAGAACTTGACAGAAGTTCAGCTCGACGGAGAATCCACGGCGAAGGATCTCGCCCTCGCCCAAGAGAAAGTCTCCGACGCCGCCGAGGCGCTGCGCGACGCGAATATGCGGCTCACCGAGGAGACGATAGCCAACACCCTCGGAACGGAGGAGCAGCAAGCAGCGTGGGAGTCCGCCGCCACTGCAGCCGGGCTGACCGCCGTTGAGGTCAGGGGCCTACGTGACGCCTACTATGAGCTGGCTACGGCTCAGAAGGCTCTCAATGATGCCAAAGTGTTGCAGGCATCCATAGACGCTGATATCGCTACGAAGATCGCCAATGACGCCGCTAAAGCTCAGGCCACTGTGGATCGGTTTAACGAGCTCGGTGGTCAGGGCCTCCTCCTCGGTAAAGACTTAACCGACGTAGCGTCGTTGTCGTCTAACCCCGCACAGCAGCTCGCCATGATGGAGTCGATCATCGCCCGTGTCGAGAGGTTCTTCTCACAGTTCGTACCGAAAGCTCCGACGCCGCAGTCAGTGCCTAAACCTGCGGCCGGGCGGCCGTCGGACATTCCAGCTATAACGAGCAACAAGACCGGCGAACCGCCTAAGCTCGGCAGGATGCTTCCTGATGCTGACATGTCGGCCATCACCGCCGCCGTTGAGCGGGGCATGGTCCAAGGCTTCAAAGGAATCCGTCAGAACGAGCGTGCGTCATGACCGAGCTGGCCATGGCCGACACGGTCCTCGCCCCGATCAGTGACCTGTCGGACACCCTCGTCATCGGACAGTACGCCGAGACGGAGAACGTCGCCGACGCTACATCAGTTCGAACATACGCCGGGGGTGTTCGTCGTGTCATCTCAACGCCCGGGACTGATAAGGCGTACAACCTCTCCTACCGCCAGATGTCGAGAGAGTCGTTCGACTCGCTGCTCGACCTCGTATCTGTGCCAATCCTGTTCAGGGACCAGCGCTCACGCTTGGTGTACGGCGTGATCAGCTCGGTCTATGGGGCCGAGGCAGAATCCTCGGACAGAATCAAAGACGTGTCGTTCACCGTGCAGAACATTACTTACTCGGAAATAGTATGAGCGTCCTGTTGTGGTCGTCGCTGACGCCGGCGCAGCAGGTCGCTCTCGTCGAGGGTCACCAAGTCTTCTATGACGCTGGCTGTGACCTGCTCGATTCCGATGACGTTTTGATTGAGGATCTCGGCTCCGACTTTCTGGCGGCGGGCTCCAGTGTCGACCGTGGCATCTTTCGGACGCTGCACGGGTCGTGTCGGCTGAACCTTGCCCGCGGGGTGGCTTGGGGTTCGCAGCGGCTCCGTCCGTACATGCTGGTGTCGTCCGACAATGCGACGTGGTATCGGCTGAACCTGGGCGTGTTCTTGCCGTCTACACCGGAGCGCCGTATCGGTGAAATCCCGCCGACCTGGCATGTCGAAGGTTTCGACAAGCTCGACGTGTTGAACACGCCGCACGGCGTCACCTATTCTCTGGCGTCGGGTAGTCCGGTGATCGCAGCCGTCGAGGCGTTGATTACCGGGGCGGGTGAGGCGAAGGTCAGCATCGACCAGACGGCGGCGGCTACAACGTCGGCTGCTGCCCGAGTGTTCCCGTTGGCCGACGAGACAACGACGCTGCAAATCGTCAACGACCTGTTGGAGTCGATCGGCTACCGGGCGCTGCGTGTTGACCGTGACGGATGGTACCTGTCGGTCCCATATCTGTCGCCCACCGATCTGCCGACGGTCTGGACGTACAGCGCCGATTCGGCGTCTACGACGGTGAGCGAATCCCGCACCAGCATCTCCGACTATTATCAGGCGGCTAACGAGATCGTCGGTGTCAATGATGATGCGACGGCGGCGGCGGCACCGGTCGCCGGTACCGGGCTTTACACGCTAACGAATCAGTCGGACGGTTTGACTTCAATCGACGGGCGTGGCGGGCGAACGATCCGCCGCATTATTCGCGGGACGTATGCCTCACAGGATGCGTTGGAGACTGCGGTGTTGCGGGTCATGGATGCGGAGTCTCGTGTCGCCCGGCTGTTCGAGTTGTCGGTGTCACCGAACCCGGTTCACGGGCATTTTGATGTCGTGAGTTTTGTTGACAGTTCTGTTCCGGTCGATGGCCGGTTCCTGGTCACAGCATGGTCTCTGCCGCTCGACGGCAGCGATATGCAACTCAGTTTAAGGGGAGTGTGAAATGTTGGTAACTGGTGGGCGAACCCAAGAGATTACTTGGGGCGAGGTGGCGGCTACGTCGCCGCTGACAGTGTTATTCGCTGGGGATGCTTCGGCGTCTCCGGTCGCGTTGAAGGATGCGTCGTTGACGTTGACGGTTACCGACAAAGTGATGTTGGCGAAGGTCGGCAAGCCTGACGGCTGGGCCGTCGTGTTGAAGCTGGGGGCGAGCTGATGGGCACATATCTGTCGATTGCTCACAGCTCTTCGCCGTACGTCACGACGTACAAACGCGCTGGCGACGTACTGAGTAAGCTGACGAATCCAGCGACACTCCCG